CCTGCGATATCAAGATTGAAAACGCATCAGTAGTTAAGAAATAATATGCAAAAATTGGGGGTAGGTATTTATTTATCTGCCCCCTTTTTGTGTTAAAATAGACATTGAGGTCCCATGAAAAATAATCTTTCAAATCAATATATTTCTAATATATTTTCAGAGCATCCAATTGCTTCATGGACGCTAGACGATAACTTTCACTACCTGTCTATTAATAAAAACTATACAACTCCCGAATCTATTCCAATTTATGCAGAACAGCAGGTAGATGGAACTTATGAAGATTTTAATGACACCACTCAAGTTATAACAAATTTAATTACAAATCCATCTTTTGAAACTGGTATTAATGGTTGGACATCTTCAGGCATTACTAGATCTAATTCATTTTTTCAACCAATTATTGGTAGCAGGTCTCTTCTTGCTACAACTATAACAAGTGGATTAGGTCAATATATTGAACATAGTGCCATAAATGTTATTTCAGGACAAAGCTATAATTTTAGTGTTAAAGTTAAACTAAGTACACAAAATACACTTAACTCTACAATACAGCTTGTTGCAGTATTTACAGATGGAACAACTCAGACTATTTCTTCAAACACCTTACCAAGAGGATCCTGGGTTACAGTTGGCGGTACATTTACAATTCCTGCAGGACAAACAACTGTAAGACTTAGAGTTAGAAATGCTACCTCTTTTGGATCAAGCGGAGAATCTTTTTATGTTGATGGAGCAATTCTTACATCTAATGAATTAGTGTCTTATGCTGGATATTTTGATGGAGATTCTGGAGGAACTTGGAATGGTACACCAAATGCAAGTACATCAAGCCTTTCAATTGTTTTAGAACAAAATTGGTACACAAACAATCTTGTTTATGATGAAATTTCTGGACCATATGAATCAAGTCCTTATTCGTTAATGGAATTAGAAATGATTAATGAAACTGGAACAAGAAAAAAGAAAATAGGAAGAATTACTAAATCTTTTACTTTAAATGGTGCAGGTCTTAGTGAAAATAAAAAAATTAGTTTATCAGCTTTAGTTAATTTAAGAAATGCAAGTAGTCTTCCAGAAAATAGTAATGTGGTTTCTTTGACTTTTGGAGCATTTTTAGCAGAGCGTATAACTGTTGGATCAGAATTTAAATATAGAGTGATTTCTGAAAAAAAGATAAATGTTGATCAAGCTAAATACTTTGATTGGTATTCTCCACAAACTGATTTAGAGGCTACAATAGTTAAAGATCAGTCAAAAACTTACTACCTTGGATTTTTTGTAGAACTAACTGGTCCATCAGAACTATTATTGGGAGAGTACTACAGGGTATATGTAAATGATTTTGATATTGCTAAGTTTGCAGACATTGGATTAACAGATGGTCCAGGAGAAACTATTTTGCCAGCTAGTTCTTCCCCAGCACTATCTTCGTATCTTGGAAGCCAAGCCTCAAATTTTGGATACATTAAATCTGAAACTTATAATAACGATGAAGATTATGGATATTTATTAATTCATAATCCAACAAATATAATTACCTCTACCCCACTTTGCTCTAATTCAAGATTACCAATTGTTATTGGTTCAGAATCAGCCCTTACTATTCATAATCCACCAACAGTTATTTCTGATAAGGCTTCAGCCATTTATCCAGGAAAATCATTTATGCATGAGTCTGGAAATGGATCATCCTTTACAGCAGAGTTTTGGATTCAGGCACAAAAAGAATTAGATCTATCAGATAGCCTTACAAATCTTTCAGATAAAATTATTAAAGTATTTGGACCACTTGACAATTCAATTTCAGGTCTAAGTTCTGGAGTTTATGTTGGATCAAACAATGTTTATTTAAAGATTGGAAATAAGCTAAAGTCGCACTATGTTGGAATGATAGATAGACCAATGCTTGTGCAATGGGGTTATGATAAAACAACTCACTCTCTATTTATTAATGGAGAAGAGGTTATATCAATTGACTACGAAGCTTCTGACCTAGTTGATTTAGATGGAAGAGACTTTATTGGATTTTTTGCAAACAAGTTAGAAAAAATGAAAGTTTCTTGTTTATCAATATATCCATATAAAGTAAATGACGTTATTGCAAAAAGAAGATTTGTTTATGGTCAAGGAACACAGTCTCTTGAAACACTTTCTCAGTCATACTATGGAAATGCAATTACTTCAGATTTTTCAAAGTCTTCATATTACAACACAATTAGTTTTTCAGACTCTTCAAAATGGGAGTCAGGATTCTTTTCCAACTTATTGTTAACAAAAGATAAGCACATTTCTTTCCCACAATACAAACTTCCTGATTTACTTTTTGTTTCTAAGAAAAATTCTAGTGGTATAGATTTATCTTTTATTCCTACAATAAATCAATATAAGGGTGATATGCTAGATGTAGCAGTTGCTGACTCTGCTCTAACATTATTTGACCCAGTATCTTATTTTAAGACAACCTTTAATTCTTCAGAAAAGCAATATTCAAAGTATAATGCCAACATTAAATACTCTGATCTTTATAGTTATTTAAAGTTTAATAATTTTAACTTCCTTGAAAATAAAATTAATTCAATGATGTTTGACATAAATATATTCTCTTCAGATGAAAACAACTTTATCTTATTTAACTTAAGTAATAGTGCAGGAGCATATCTAGAATCAAGAGTTGTAGATGATGTCATAACTCTATCTTTTTATAATAATAAAACTGGAGAAACAACGGTTATAGATACTATTGCACCAGAAACAAGTGTAAGACAAAGAATTTTTTATAACATTGAAAACATTGTTGAATCAATTCCAACATTAAAAAATACTTTAAGTCAGTTTTTTTCTAATAGGTCAGAGCTTTCTTTATCTTTATTTGGAAAACAAGATGGCTCGCAGTTCTCTGGAAAAATATTTGCTGTAGGATTTAATAATAATATTTATACAAAAAAGATTGAGTCATCAGTTTTTGATCAAGATGGAAATATTGATCCATCGTTGATTACTACTTACGCATCAACAGATCTAGCTTTATTTGAGCCAACAATTTGCAACTATACAATTAAGCCAACTTTTAGTGTAACAAGTTCTAATAGGTTCTTTGACTTAGACGTTGCATGTGTTGGTCTTTGGGAAACATATATTCCTGCTTCAAGCTTTCATAAAAAAATGCAGGGTATAGATGGAGAAGAGTATTATGATACTGGATCGGTTCAAATCAACTTTAATGCAGAAAATCTGGTTGAGCAGTATTATGACTCTGCTTTAACAGAGTTAGCAGATAAAGAGATTCACCTAAACAAATATGACTCTAACAACGTTAAAGTAAAATTATCAATCGTTGATTCTGAAAATTATGGTAATCCAAGTTACATTCCAGAAGACAGAGATATTGTTTATAACGTTCTTAATGGAGACGACTTTAATATTAACACAGAGTATAGTGTTTTTAATGATAATGTTATTCACCTTCCAGACTATTTTGAAGAAGGTGTACATTATCTAAAAGTTTCTTTTGAGCTACAAACCTATCTTGGAATAAATATAGAGCCCGCAGTTGTAAAGTATTTGCAAATATCTACACTTCCAAATAAAAATACAACTTTTGAAAAGTTTGAAATTGGAACAAGATTTGGTAGCCCGATTTATGTTGCTTCAAAAAGAGGTACAGATTTAACTGTTCCACAAATTTCAAATAGTACAGTTAGCATGTTTTATGATCAGTACTTATTTAATGCTAAGAATTCTGGTTTTAGCGTTTATGAAACAATCAATAAGTCTTATTTAAGTGAAGAAGCATTTACTCCAGAATCTGGTCAAGACTTTTATATTTATAACAAAAATCAAAATGGATTGCAGTTCCCTGTTGATAGATCTAACTCTTTGTTAAAGCTAACTGGTTTAACACTTTTTGCAAATATCAATGATTATTATCCAGAAAACACAAATGCTTTTGTAAAAATTGTAAATGGTTCAGAGATAAAGCACATTAAAGTTGGAGAACTTATTCTTACAGACGATAATGAGTCTTTAAAGATTAACTTAGTATTAGAAGAGATTGCTAAACAATTTAATGATAATGGAACACCAGGAAAGACTAGATGGAAATTCAAAGCGGTAGATGATAGAAATTCAGAATATGAGTTTATATCGTTTTATCAAAATGGAAAAAAGGTAAATAATCCAGTTCTTTCTCCAATGGAGTGGTCACACATTGGAATTGTATTTATTGGAACATATCCTTCTTATGCAAATCAAAGCTACCTCTTTGTTGGCAACATGCTATCTGTAAACAATATATCTTTTCATGAGCTTGGAAAACAAGCACAGGACATTAGTTTAATTAGAAGCTGGAATCAGGTTCTTTATAACGAAGACTATACAGCATACAAAGATTGGAGAAGTTGGAAGTATCCAAACTATCCAAGTACAGATGTTGTATCAGATTGGAGTAGTGTCCTATTCTTAACATCTGGTGCTTCTGAATTCTTAGATGTAAAAAGATATTACAATGCATTGACATCAAACAATGTTATTTATTCAGAAGATACTATTGCAAAAGATGCAATTAATTTAACAGACGAAACATCTGTGTCTATATTTACTGACATTAACTGGTCAAATATATTGAAGTATCCAGTCTAATATGGTACAATTAGTGACATGGATCAAGGTAAATCAAAGCTAACAGTGCTAGATCGTAACCAAAATTATGGGTTATATGTATGGAAAATGGACAACGGAAGTATTTTTAAAGATTCCGAAGGCAACACAATGAACATTCCTGGTCGTAAACACGACTTAGAGGCAATGGCAAAGCTACAAAAAGCAGCAAAGTATTTTGACCTACCATCAGGTGGTCCACATTTTATGGCAGGTAGCCGTAGAGTTTCTGAAGAAGAGTATTCAGAACAAAAGCAAAGATTAGCAGAAGGTTACATTCCAAGCGAAACAGATATTGGTGCTTGGATGGACGCTGAAAGAGGAGCAAGACAACATGACTAATTATATTAGTGCAAAGTCAGATAAGGCTTATACAAGACCAACTGCAGTTGCAGAAGATGTCTTTATGGAAAAAGCAGACGTTATTAAAACCTATGATGGTATTGATGCAAACTTTAAACGTAAGATTGCTAGAATTGCAAAGGCATATCAGGGACAAGAGGATACTGGCTCAAAGCAGTTATTTCCAGATTCAGAATATGTAACAGGATACGGTCTCTTTGATGTAATTACTCCACCGTATAACTTAGTAGAACTATCATTCTTTTATGACAATTCTTTTGCTAATCACGCAGCAGTAAATGCCAAGGTATCAAACATTGTTGGTCTTGGCTATGATTTTAAAATGACAAATACTGCACTTGAAATGCTAGATGATAAGGAAGATGATTCAGCTCTTAGACGTGCACAGAGAAAGATTGAAAGACTTAAGGCTTCCTTGCGTGATTATTTAGAAGATCTAAATGACGAAGATACTTTTACACATACTCTGGAAAAGATGTGGACAGATTACGAGGCTACAGGAAATGGATACCTTGAAATTGGTCGCACAGTAAATGGTGAGATTGGTTATGTTGGACACATTCCTGCAACAACAATGCGTGTTCGTAGACTTCGTGATGGATACTTGCAGATTGTAAATCAAAAGGTAGTATTCTTTAAGAACTTTCAAGATACTAGAAACTATAATCCAGTATCTAGCGATGGTCGTCCAAATGAAATCATTCACCTAAAAAAGTACTCTCCTCGTAATACTTATTATGGTGTTCCTGATGTTGTATCTGCAGCCACTGCAGTTGTTGGAAATGATCTTGCAGCAAAATACAATGTTGATTATTTTGAAAATAAAGCTGTCCCAAGATACATTGTTACTGTAAAGGGTGCAAAGCTTGATGAAAATTCTGAAGACAGATTATTTAGATTCTTACAGTCTGGTCTTCGTGGGCAAAACCACAGAACTCTTTACATTCCACTACCGTCTGATGGTCCAGATGGCAAGGTTGAGTTTAACATGGAGCCAATTGAAAGCGGTATTCAAGAGGGATCGTTTGATAAGTATCACAAGTCAAATAGAGATGACATCTTAACAGCACACTCAACTCCTTTATCAAAGGTTGGTGGAGCAGGTGGTCAGAATATTGCTTCTGCACTTGCAGCAGACCGAACATTTAAAGAGCAGGTAGCAAGACCAGCTCAACGTAGTCTTGAAAAGGTAATCAATAAGATTATTAAAGAAAAGACAGACGTTCTTGAATTCAAACTTAATGAACTAAGCTTGACAGATGAAAATACTCAAAGTCAAATTGACGAAAGATATTTAAGAACACAAGTAATTGTTCCTAATGATATTCGTCCTCGTCTAGGTCTTCCAATGATGGCAAATGGCAACAATCCAGTAGTAATGAATGCTGTACAAAGAGCAGAACAGACTGCTCAAGCCACAGGAAATAGAAGAAGAGATCAGCAAAGAACTAACGATGCAACAGATTCACCTTCTACAGATTCTGGAAGAAATGCTCAGGGTGAGGGTAGGACAACAAATTAATAACAATTTGTTAAAACAACGTGTATAATAGTAATGCGATGAGTGAACTTTCTAAAGCCTATTGGCAATCTGAAGGTGACGATGTACGCTTTTCTATGGCAATTGCAAAAGTTGACAAAGAACGTAGAATCGTCTCTGGTTTTGCAACATTAGATAATGTTGATAAGCAGGGAGATATTGTCCCATCAGAAGCAAGTGTAAAAGCATTTGAGCGTTTTCGTGGAAATATCCGTGAGATGCATCAGCCGATTGCTGTTGGTAAAGTTGTTTCATTTAAGTCTGATAAATTCTTTGACAGAAAAACTGGTAAGAGCTATAATGGAGTATTCGTTAGTGCTTATGTATCAAAGGGTGCTCAAGACACTTGGGAAAAAGTTCTCGATGGAACTCTAACAGGGTTTTCAATCGGGGGTAGCGTTAACGATTCAGAAAGTGTTTATGACGGATCCATGGATAAAACAGTAAGAGTAATCAAAGACTATGACCTTCACGAATTATCTCTTGTAGATAATCCTGCAAATGGCTTGGCAAACTTTGTTACAATCCAAAAGTTTGATAATGCTCAACAAGATCTAACAAAGGGAGAACTAGAAAATGTTCTTTGGTGTGAATCTGATGACATTATTAGACTTACAAAAGATGAGGCATCCAACTGTGCTGCTTGTGAAAACGAGATGAAGAACGTTGGGTTTGTTGAGTCAAACGATGTAGAGAAGGCAGATATGATTAAATCATTGATTTCATTATTCAAAAGAGATAATGATACAGTAGTTGATAGTGGAATAGCCAAGTCAATTGCTGAAGAAAACGAAAATAAGGAGTTGAACAATATGGCAGATGAAATCTTAGAAGATACAGTAGTTGAAGAGACTATTGAAAAGTCTGAAGGTTCAGAAGATGTTGCTGAAGAAGCTACTGAAGAAGTAGCCGAAGCTCCTGCAGAAACTGTAGAGGAAACAGAAGAAGCAGAAGAAGCAATTGAAAAGTCTGACGAAGTTCCAGCTGAAGAAGCAATTACTCCTGCAGTAGAAGAAAGCACAGACGCTGACTTGGCAAAGGCAGAAGAGGTTATTGATACCTCTGTTGTTAATGCATTAAGCGAACTGGCTGCAGTTGTAAAAGCAGTTTCTGAGCAAGTTTCCGAACTTGCAAAGTCAGTTGAAACTGTTAACAATGAAGTTGCATCCGTAAAGGACAACTTTGATGAGTTTGGAAAGCGAGTAGATGCTGTAGAAGCAGATACTGCTGTCCGCAAGTCTGGCGATCTCGGCGGGATCGTACAGTTACAAAAAAATAACAACAAAAAAGAATCAGTATGGGGCGGTCGTTTCCTCAAATCCGCTGACCTATAATCGCTGATCTAAAAATAAAACAGGAGGTGAAAAGCGATGGCAGAAGAAATTATTAAGGCTGCAGCCACAGGAGCTGTTGTTTCTGGTGGGGTTGGTGGTGTCACAGATCCCGCAGAAGGTATTCTTGGTACTCCAGGTACACCTAGCGTAGATGGTTATACATCTGATGCTGGTATCCTAAGTCCAGAACAGTCACGACAATTTATCGAATATGTATGGGATAATACAGTCCTTGCAAAGGACGGACGTAGAGTCACTATGCGTGCCAATACGATGGAGCTTGAAAAGCTTCACGTTGGAGAAAGAGTTCTCCGTGCAGCAGCTCAGGCTGATGCAACATATACAAATGCTGATGTAGCATTTACCAAGGTTGAACTAAAGACCACCAAGATTCGTCTTGACTGGGAAGTAGCAACCGAATCGCTAGAAGACAATATCGAAGGTGCAGCATTGGAAGACCACTTGGTCCGCACAATGACTCGTACTTTTGCGTCAGATCTAGAGGACCTCGCTATTAATGGTGTAGGTTCAGGTTCAGATAATTTCCTAAAGATTCTTGAAGGCTTTGTAGCCAAGGAATCCGATGGAACTGAATACACAGTTACTAAGGCAACTGGTGACGCTTGGACAGTAGAGGATTTGCAGGGTCTTATCAATGCAATGCCTCGTAAGTTCCGTGCAGCTCGTGCCAACATGAAGTTCTACGCAGGTACAGATGTTGTTGCATCTATCCTAAATAGTCTTGGACAAATGGGTTCAGGTGCTGTTGTAGAGCGTATCGTTGGTGACGTTGTTGACGGACGTGTTCCAGGAGTAATGGGACCAGCTGTATCCTACCGTGTCCTAGGAATTCCACTTGTGGAAGTTCCTTTGATGCCAGAAGGTTACATCTCGTTAACATTCCCAGAAAACCGTGTATGGGGCTTCCAAAGAGATGTCACTGTACACCGTGAGTTCAAGCCAAAGAAGGACACAATGGAATACACAGTATTCGTCCGTTTTGGTGTACAACTTGAGGAACCAAACGCAGTAACATTCGCTGATGCTTCAGCAGATGCCTAATCGCATCTAAAACGTAGAGTGGGGCAGGGCATCTTAGCCCTGTCCCTCTCTTGTGTTATAAATGGTATAATTAAAAAACAGATTTGGAGGTAATTTTATGGAAACCAACCTTAATGAACTAACAGTAGCAGAACTCAAAGAAGTTGCAGATGCTAATAACATCGAACTAGAGTCTGGAGCAAGAAAAGCTGAAATTGTTGATGCAATTGCAAGTGCACTTGAAGAAGCAACACCAGCTCCTGCAGAAGAAGCAGCAGAAGTAGAAGCCCCAGCAGAGGAAGCTAAGAAAGAAGAAGCTCCAGCACCAGCTCCAAAAGAGCAGGGTACTGTTGCAGTATTATTCAAGAAAAATGTTTCTTCAGCAATCTTAGGAAAGTTTGCTGCAGGATATCATGTTATTGATAAAGAACTAGCAGATAAGTGGGTTGCACTTAACAATGGCAAGTATGCCAGAATTGCAACACCAAAGGAGGTTGCTGATCACTTCAGCAATTAATTTATGGAAATATTAGTAGACTATAAGCGTTCCACAAACGTATTTGAAGTCAGTGATTTGATTGATAGTGAGAACTATACAATTCAATACATTGGTGTTGAAGGAGATCTAATCTCTACCACCGATGAAGACACAGATGCAAACGGTACGCTTATAGTCTCTTTTCCATTAAACATTAATGATACTTGCTTGATTAAAGTATTCCCTACCGCTGACCCACAGGACTATGAAAACTCTTGGGCAGATTATGTAACACTTGTAAGAGCGTATGTAGATCCACAGCAAGTTGCAGTAAAATTTAATATACCAGTAGATCAGGCGGTAGAGTTTGAAAGAGCAGCTCGTACCATTATTGATGATATGACTGGTGGATTTAGTATTACTACAAAGACTAAAACAATCATTGGTGGAGGACTAGATTATCTTCCAGTAAATGAAAGAATTGTTTTCTTGATGAATTTAAAAGAAAATACAGAACAGCTTTGGAACTATGAAGATGAAGATGCACAAGATGTTTACACTATTTCAAATGATAAAACTAGCATTATTCTAGAGAATCAAGGAGATAGAAAAGAATATAAGACTGTGTGGAATACCCGTTGGCAGAATTCAATCTTTGGAATCAATAATGACTATGAAGTGCAAGGTCAATTTGGCTGGGCATTTGTACCAAACGATATTCAAGATGCAACATTATACTTAATTGAAGATATGGTTTGTGGCAATACAAGACACATTGAAAGATACATCAATAACATTAGAACAGATGGATACTCTTTGCAATATGTAGATGCTGCTTTTACTGGAACTGGAAACTCTATGGTAGATAGAATTCTTTCAAAGTACAAGAAGGTAAATCTAAATCCAGGGGTACTATAATGCCACGATGCCTCGATAGTACTTTGTACAATGCTTTTGCAAGTGTGTATTATTCAGTACTAGACCAGAACGCTTTTGGAGCGGTAGATAGAGAATGGGTATATGACAAAGATGTTATGTGTTCTGTAGTAGCAGTTAGTTCTCTAGCAAACTCTAAGCAATTAACACCAGATGTATTTATGAAGTATGAAGATATCTTAATCTTTAGAACACCAGTTGATATTACTAAAAGAACAAATGATCTGCCTTATCCAATTACTGAAATTCTAGTATCTAACATTAGAAATAAATCTGGAGATGTATTGTTTTCTGAAAATGTTTTAGAAGGAAAAGTAGTTGGAACAGTTTATGAAGTTACTGGAATTGCACCCGTATTTGATGCCTTTGATAAAATTGATCACTACAAGATTATGTTAGCTAGATCAGATAATCAGGATGCCTGTGGTGTTGAATGATAAAGTTTGATACTTCTCAGTTTATAAAAGTTTTAACAGATACACAAAAATATACCCTTGGATATGTTGATGGATTAAAAGCATCAGAATCAGTACTGGCAGAAAAGCTTGCAAACATTGCAAAAGGATCCTTGGAATCCTACTTAGATACAATGGCTTCAATGAATCCAGAAATGCTTCATCACATCTATGAATGGGGAATGGCAGGAAATAAATCAGGAAGATTGTTTAATTTTACAGTTAAAGAAAAAGGTAAAAAAAGAATCATTGCTGGAGCACTAAGACAATCTACAAGTGTTCAACCAGGCTCTAATGAGCCATTCTACAATAAGGCAACAGTAATGGAGAGTGGTCAAGACGTTATCATTACTCCAAGATCTGGAAGTGTGCTTAGATTTTATGATAATGGACAAGAAGTTTTTACAAGTGCTCCAGTATATGTAGCAAACCCTGGTGGAGATTATGTACAAGGTTCTTTTGAAAGAACAACCAAAGAATACTTTGATGTAGTATTTAGTCAATCAGTTTTAACTTCCGTTGGGTTTTGGAAAGAATTAAAGAAGAACAGAGAGTTCAAGCGAGCAGTACGCTCTGGAGGGTATAATAATGGATACAAGGCTGCAAAAAGAACAGTAGCTAAGGTTCCAGGCGGTGAGAGAATTGGCGTATAATTGGGGTGCAGAAAACACATATCCTGCACTAGCTATTAACAGCTATATATGGAATTATATTACTCAGGAACACCCAGACTTTGTTTCTCAGTACAATGGAGTTATTCCTATTTATCCTATCTATGATGCTACAGGGGCTGATGCAAAATGGAAGGGTAAACCATACATTGTCTACGATTCATTGCTTAGAATCAATCCAGGACCTTTCTATCCTATGCGTAAAGAGCAGCTAATGTATCAGATCAAGGGAGACGTACAAGACGTTATTGGTCTAAGAGAACTTATAATTAATCTATTAAATCGTGGAGATGACGCAGGTAAAGATATTAATGAGCACTATTGCCCAATCAACCCTGATTTCCAAACATTTATTGAGTGCGTAAAGTGCTTCCAAATTAACTTTACAAATGAAGAAACAAAGCCAAATACCAATAAGCAAAATTATGTGGCATCGTTAGTAGTAGAGTATGAATATCATCCTACTAAAATAATCAATGACGGTAACGATTAAATCCCATAGTATAATAGATATGAGGAAACACCGTCAAAATTCTTTAATAGAAGAGGTGAATAAGTATGGCAATTAAGCGTGGAGATTCTAAGAAGATTATCATTGGTGCAGCACAAGTATTTGTGTCTAACCGTGGTCCTCTTGAGTATTACACAACTGCAGAAGTAGCAGAGCTTTGGGATGGAACAACATCAACTGCTGGAGTATATTACTCCCCAGATGGCGTTGAAGAAGATCCAACAAAGCTTGTGTCTGCAGTAGCAAACACAGCCTATGTTGATACTCTGGATGCAGATTCAGATCTATTCAACATTGGTTACACAATGAACGGTCTTGAGATTCAGTTCCAACCAGACTTCGGTGAAGTACAGGTAGATCAGCTTCTTGACGTTGCAAAGCTTTACAAGCAGGGTATGCAGGTTAACCTAAATACAACGTTTGCAGAGTCAACTCTAGAAAACCTAATGGTAGCAATCGCTGCTCAGGATAACGATTACGATTCTGGAGCATATGGAGAAGCACTTTCCATTAATTCAGGTTCCCTTGGCGAATGCCCAGTAGAACGTGCAATCGTTGCAGTAGGTCCAGGTACAGGTGACTGTGCTGCTGGAGATAGCATCGAACGTATTTATGCTGCTTACCGTGCACTGTCAATTGACAGCGTTACAGTATCTGCAAAGCGTGATGAAGCAACTATGTTTGAAGTTTCATTCCGTTTGTTACCAGCAGGTAACGGATCATATGGAAAGATTGTTGACCGTAAAAAGTCAGTAGCTTACACATGGTAATTCTATAATTAAATATAGGGAAAAAGACTCAACTTCGGTTGGGTCTTTTTTCTATTTATGCTATAATTACAGAATAACATAGGAGGAATAAATGGCAACGTCCGTTTATGAAAAGGTAGAAGTAACATTGTTAGATGACTCAACAGTAATGCTTAAGCCTTTAAAAATTTCACTGCTTCGTGAATTTATGAAGCACTTTGAAAAAATCAATGATGTAGCAGCTGATAATGATGCATCAATGACAGTACTACTTGAGTGTGTAGCAATTGCAATGAAGCAGTACAAACCAGAACTATCAGATGTAGAGGCACTTGAAGAAGCCATTGATATGCCAACGGTATACAAGGTTATTGAAGTTGCTTCTGGAATTAAACTTAACGACCCAAATCTTCTAGCGGCAGCGGCTCTAGCTGGTCAGAATTAGACCTACTGCCGCTTGAATCGGAAGTATTTCTTTTGGGAATGTGGAAGGACTATGACGAAATGGAAGAGAACTTATCTATCCAGGAATTGACAGAGATCCTATCAACGATCCGTAAAAAGGAAGAACGCCAAATGCAGTTCCAAGCTGCATTACAAGGTGTAGATTTAAAGGGATCCGCAGAAGATGAAGTGGACCCTTGGGAAAGAATCAAGGCTAAAGCATTTGCTGGTACAGAAAACCCTGATGATATTTTGTCACTAAGAGGACGAAATGCAGCTTCAGCAGGTTTTGGTATTGGCTTAGGTCTTGATTATGAGGAAGCGTAGTGGCTGATGATGTAAATGCAGTGATTGGTGTTCAAGTTGACACTGATCAAGCCACTGCTCAACTTCGTGCCTTACAGGGACAGATTCAACAATTTACCAGGGGAATGGCTAAGTCTTCAGGTACAGCAGCCAAAGCTCAAAGAGATTTTGAAAAAGATCTTCTAAGCAATATTAATGCAAGTAAGCAGTGGAGTGCTACTTTCAGAACAATGGCAGACACCACGTCTCAATTTGCTACTGCTTTAGATAAAAACAAACTCTCTATGGGAGAGTACTTTAAATATGGTATGGGTGCTACACGCACTTTTGGCAAGGCATTTGACAAAGAAATGCGTACAGTCAACAACTTGGCTGAAAGACGTGTAAAGTCTTTACAAACTCAATACATTCAACTAGGCAAAGATGCTCAGGGAATGATGAGAACAATTGCCATTACACCAAACAATCTAGACTTTAGTAAGTATAGTACGCAAATGGCGATGGTAGGACAACGCCAACAAATCTTTAATGACTTAGTAAAAAAGGGTTCTACTGAACTTATCAATTTTGGTAAAAATACACAGTGGGCTGGTAGACAGCTTATGGTTGGTTTTACATTACCCCTTGCTGCATTTGGAGCAGTAGCTGGAAAAACATTTATGGAGCTTGAAGAAGCAGCCATTAAGTTTAGAAGAGTTTATGGAGATCTATTTACAACTAGTGCTGAAACAGATAGAGCACTAAAGGGTGTAGAGGACCTTGCTGCATCTTATACAAAGTATGGTCTAGCTGTAAAAGATACTATTAGTCTTGCAGCAGATTTAGCAGCAGCAGGTTATCAAGGTGCAAAACTTAATGAAGCAATTATTCAAACTAATAGACTAGCCACCCTTGGAAATCTTGATCAGCAAACAGCAATGAAAACTACTATTTCTTTACAGAACGCTTTTGCAATTAGCAGTAAAGATCTTGCTGGAACAATTAACTTTCTTAACGCAGTTGAAAACCAAACGGTAGTTTCTCTTCAAGATTTAACTGCAGCAATCCCTAGAGTAGCACCAGTTATTAAAGGTCTTGGAGGAGATGTTCAGGACCTAGCAGTATTCCTTGCAGCAATGGAAGAAGGTGGCATTAGTGCTGAACAAGGTGCTAACGCACTAAAGTCTGGTCTTGCATCCTTAATTAATCCATCAAGAGCTGCTAAAGATATGCTTGGTGGACTAGGAATTAATATTCAAGCAATTGTTGATGCTAATCAGGGAGACTTGATGGGCACAGTAAAAGCTTTTGGATCAGCTCTTCAAACACTTTCGGATTTCCAAAAACAGCAGGTACTTGAAAAACTTTTTGGTAAGTATCAGTACGCACGTCTTGGAGCACTATTTAATAACATTGTTAAAGATGGTTCACAGGCTAATAAGGCAATGGAACTTGCAACTAGTTCTGCAATTGAACTTGCATACATTGCTAATCGAGAATTAAAAGCGGTAGAAGATGCAACGTCTACTAGATTTGTTAAAGCAATCGAAGACATTAAAACAGCTATAGCTCCAATTGGAAAGATATTTTTACAAATAGTTACTCCAGTTATTGAATTTGGAACAAGAGCACTAGAAGCATTTAACGGTCTTGATGATGGAGTCAAGAGAATTATTGCAACAATTACTGCTGTAGTAGCAGGTGTTGGTCCAGTACTTCTTATGACCGTTGGCTTACTTGCAAACGGTATTGGTAACTTCTTAAAATTTATAAACCTTATTCGTAATGCTTTCTTAAAGATGACTGGTCAATATAAGGGTGTTGCAGGTGGAAGCCAAATTCTTACAGAAGCACAACTTCAAGGTGTTGCAGCAGCAGACTCGTTGGCTGCAGCAGAAGGTAGAGTAACTCAAAGTTTGCTAGTTCAAAGAGATGCAGTGCTGGGTCTTGCATCTGCATATGCTCAAACACTATCTGGTGCTAGAGGAGGAATGGGCTTCCTCGGAGCTACTCAGGGTAAACCAACTGGAGTTAAGGGATATGCAAAGGGTGTAGTCTCAGTACCTGGATCTGGAAAGGGAGATAAAGTCCCAGCAATGCTTTCTCCTGGAGAAGCAGTTATTCCATCAGATATGGCAAAAAAGTATGGTCCACTTATTACTGCAATGATTTCTGGACAGATTCCTGGATATGAGGGTGGTTTTGATGGAGGCTCAAGGGCACATTTAACAATGCCATCACGAGCTGGTTCAGAATTATTCATGCAAGGGATTGATATGGCTGGACTTCAAGAATTTGCTCAAAGTTATAGTGAATATATTAAGGTTGTTTCTAACTTAGTTGCAGAATTACCACAGCAACTAAATATAGCTCTTGATAAAGGAACTGCATCAATTGAGTCTTTTCAAGCAGGATGGTCAGCTAGAACTGGTAAGCTAACTGGAAGTGCCAAACTTGGTGGAGCAGATATGCAAAAGCCAGAAATGGTTGCAGCTCTTGCTGCACTAGAGCAAGAGATTGGCGAAAGAACTGTTCAACTTGCTCAAGGAACATCAAGTCAAAAAGTTTCTGATGAGCTATTAGCTACAGCTACTCGTGAAGTTATTGATAAATATTCTGTGCTTGAGTCTGATATTGGAGAAGTTTCAAGAGCCCTTGATGCATCTTCAAAACAAGTTGGACAAGTAAGAATCGGAATGCCAAGTCAAAGAATTAGAGAAGGACTATCTTCTGGAGAACTTACAAAAAATGAACTTGGTCACATTTATGCTGGAAACGTTCAAGTAGGAAGAGAAAGTCAAAGTGATAAGAATTCAGGAAAGCTAAGACCTGCAAGTGCATTTAATGCACCAAGAAATTATACAAAGCAAGAATTTCAAAGTGTTGAGTCAGCAAAAGAAATGGTCAAGGCTCAAGAAAAAGCAACCAAAGATGCACAAAAGAGTGCAAGTCCTGCAGAAAGATCGGCAGAACTTGGAGATGATTGGGCTAAGGGGTATGCTCAAGGCATTGATAGATCAGCATCACAAGCAGCTAAAGCTTCAGGAGAAATGGTTGAAGAAACATTCAAGATAACAGATAAAAGATCTTCTGCAATGATTGGATCCTTACCTGCAAATCCACAATCAGCTCAAGCAGCAATTGATTCTCAATATGGTGCTCAACAAGCAGGTAAAAAGGGAATTGGAAATAGGCTGGCTGGCTTTGCATTAAGAAAAATGAAAATTGATCAAGACTCTCTTGACGCAACAACAAAACAGACACAGGCTATAGACGGAGAAGTAAAAGCAAGAAGAACTTCTATGGAAGGTTTTAAAACTTTAAATGGTAGATTAATGGCTGGATCTTTTGCGGTAGATTCAGTTGCAATTGGTATGTCTATGATGGGAGGAGAAGTTGGAGAGGTGGGTCAAAAACTTCTTAAAATGTCTTCTATGGTAACAATGGTATCTATGATGCTTCCATTGCTTACAAGTCCAATGGGACTGTTACTAGCAGCAGTAGCTGGTGCAGCTGCAATTTATATGACTCATAATGCAGTAATAGAAGCTGCTACAGAAACTATGAGAGATGCAGCAGAAGCACAATCAGAAGCAATGTACGGTTCAGCTAAGGCAATGTCTGAATTTGCAAAAGCAACAGGTGCTGAAAGTATGCAAAATAGAAGAGCACAAAGAAATCTTACTACAGAACAAGCTACTATATTTTTCCAGGCTTTAACTGGTCCAGAGATGCAGTCAACTTTATCTTCTTATAGAGCCTCTGAACAAAAGGGTGCAGCAGCAAACATGGTAGCAAATGATTTAGTTGGAATGGCTATTAACTTTAATATGACACCACAAGATGTTGAGTCTTATACTCAAGCAGTAGCAACTGCAGTAGAAAACATGGCTTTGGTTGGTGAAATTAGAGCAGAGTTAATTGAAATGATTTATGAAGATGGTCAAACTAAGAAAGATCTTCTAAAAGATCCAACAATTCCTATTGATATTGTTGCTGAAATAAAAAAGGGTGGACCAGGAGCAGAATCTTCTATGCTTACCAGAAGAGCTATTGCTCCAGTTGCAAGTAATCAAATTAACAATTTAATGATGGAACAAAGAAAGTTAATTCAAGAAGGAAATGCTTCTCTTAGAGGAGTTACAACAGGTAGCCCATTTAGTGGAAAACTTGGTCCTCAACAAGTTGGAATGAGGCAAGCTACTCTAGCTCAAAACTTTGTTTCTGATATTGAAAAGTCTAGTGGATGGAAAAAAGTTGGAAAAATTATTGCAGAAAATGCTTCTGCAGGATTTAGTTCACAGTCAGCTTTAAACATAAAAGCCCTAGAAGCATCTGGAGGAACTGGCAACAGACTACTAGACAATGTGATTGGCGGAACAGCACAAACATCTGGTGACTGGAATGATGCATCAATAGCAGCAAGCAAGTATAATTCTGTTCTTTCTAAAGTAAACTCTGTTTCAACAATTGTTTCAAGATCAGCGGAACTAAATCAATTAGCTTTAGAATCATTAAACTATGAATATGAAACTACAACTATGTCTTTAGAGGATTATAGAATTAAACAAGAAGAAATTGCTCAAACTTCTAGAACTTTACAAGATACATTGATGCAGCAGTATGACTTGTTAAATGAGGCAGATCCAACTGGAGGCATGGCAGAAGATTTTGCATCAGCTCAAGCTGAGATTGTTCAAATTAGAATTGATGCGTCTAACCTTCCAGATCAAATTAAAGAACGAATGAAAGAATTTTTTGGAAAATATGAGGGAGATCCAGAGCTATCTCTAAAAGCTTCTATGGCATTCCAAACATCTGGATTATCTGGAGATCAGTTCCTTGAATTAATGGCAGGAATTGAAGGTCATTTCCCAGGAGATGAAGATAAAGAGTTAAGACTTGATATAGCAGCTAGAATGCTTGAAGACAATATTGACCTTAGTAAGCTTGACCAATATACAGTAGCCCTAAACAATATGCCAAAAGATGTTAGATCACAGTTCTTGCTTGATGGAGTAATTACACCAGCAGCTGCATTTGCTTTAGCTGCTGCTGAACTTGGTGCTCAAAATGCAACACTGAGAGAAAATTTAATTACTCCTGAAAGAGTCATGGAAAGAGCAAAAGCTTATTTGAAGTATACTCCTAAAAAAGGCGGAGACGGAGGCGGAGGCGGAGGCGGAGCTGATGACGATGGTGGAGGCTCTGGCGGAGGCGGAAAGAAAAAGAAAGACACTTGGGTTCAAAAGCGTCAAAAAGAATGGAGTGCTGTTCAAGCAAAGATTAAACTTGAAGAAGCAGAAATTGATGCATCCTACACAAAGAATTTTTCAAATAACTTAAACACTAACTTAAAGTCTGCTGGACTTTTAAACGCCAATGGTCAGTTAATTATTAATTTACCAGGAGCAGCACTAAATCTTGGAAACATTACATCTCAAGAATCCCTTGACGCAGTTAGAAAAAAGATTGAACTTCAGCTTTTAAATCTTGAAGAAAAGAAAATTCCTCATGAAAAGAAAATTAAGGCTCTAAATAAAGAGATTTCTACAAATAATAGAATTCAGGAACTTAATAAGAGAAAGATTGATCAAATAAATAAGTCTTATGAAAATCAATCTAAGGCTCTTGAACAAGTTTCTAAGATTCAAGATTATATGAATCGTCAAAGACAAGCACAGACATCTCTTGCAGAAGCTCTTTCTGGTGGAGATCTAGCTGCTGCAGTCAAGGCTGCACAGGCAGCACAGGCAGAACAAACTAACTTTATAATGCAAAACCAAAAGGACGCACTTGATTCACAAAGAGATGCAGCAACTTTTGCTTACGAAGAACAGAACAGACTGATTGATGATCTAAACCTATCTTTGCAAGATCAGATTTACAACGAAGAAAGAGTTCTTGAAGGTATTCAAGATCAAGTTGATGCTTACAATGAAGTTACTAGTGCCATTGACCGTGCCGTAAAGAAAATGGAAATTCTTAGAGACATTACTAAGTCTGCAATTGTTGTACAAGGTCCTGGTGGAGGTCTAGTAACAAGTAGTCAGGCAGCAGCCAATGCTGATATCTTTGGAGCAGCAGATGCAGTTCTTGGAGATAAGGGAACAAAGGCTAACTATTACAAGAGTCTTGATCAAGCAGGTTATGATCAACAAATTCTTGCAGGTGCTTCAGCACAACTAGCAGCACTTAACGCTGCCAAGGATGCATTCAATGTTTCTCTTAAGTCAGACTCTCTGAATGCATTAACTCAATCTATTATTGATGGACTAAGACAAGCAACATTTAATGTGTCAGGACTTTCTGCTTCAGCAGGAGCATCAGGAATTACTGCAACTTCTTCATCAAATGTGTATAACTCTACTAGTGCTCCAGTGTATAATATTAGTATCAACGTAAGTAATAGCAATGCTTCTCCACAGGATATTGCTAGTGCAGTTAATCAAACAATCAGGAGTTACAACTACTAATGGCTACCCTTGCAGGTAAGAAAAAATTTAGCTTACCACA